ACGTATCATACCACTACAATAGGAAACTCCATGATAACTAAAAAAACAGCTATATTGACTATACTGGCAATAATTGTTATCGCGGCTTTTGTTTTATGACCCAAGGTTTGATTAAAAAACGGCTAACAGACAAGCAAGAAAGCTTCTTGACTGCTTTGTTTAGCAATCGAGGAAACATCTCTGCGGCTTTAGAAGAGGCTGGCTACAGCCCGAATAGCCGTAGGGATGTTCTTGCTTCTTTAAAGGATGAAATCCAAGAGCGCACCCGCCTAATGCTTAATGGTGCTGCTGTAGAAGCTGCTCAGAACATCGTAGATACTATGAACCTTGGCAACAACATTGATGTACCCGTTAATCGCCTAGAATTGCGGTATAAAGCCGCTGGAGATGTACTTGATAGGGTTGGTATCACAAAACGCCAACAAATGGAAATATCGGGCGATATAAGGCACGGAATTGTGCTGTTACCGGGAAAGAAACCTATGGTAGACGTAACACCACAAAATACTGATGGCGCGGCCTAAACTAGCTCCCGGTGAAAAGGGATCATACAACGTCAGTCGTAAAGAGCAAGCTAAGAGACTAGCAAAGCGGAGACTGCGAGCGGCGGAAAAAAAGAAAGTCGCTGCACAGACCCTTAAAGATGACGCCGAAAGAAACAAGAAAAAGCACACTAAGACCATTGACTTGTTAGAGAATGGTGGTGTTACTGATACAGACTTCCTAGCCTCTGTACCACAAGACGTACAAGAAGCTATTGAACAGGGCGAACAAGAGTTAATCTTCTCGCCCAACCCCGGACCTCAGACGGAGTTCCTAGCCGCCCCCGAAAAAGAAGTTCTGTATGGGGGCGCTGCCGGTGGGGGTAAAAGTTACGCTCTGCTAGTTGACCCCTTACGCTACGCAGACAACGGTAACTTTCGGGGCCTATTACTACGTAGAACTTTGGGTGAACTTGCAGAACTGATTGACCAGTCCAAAAAGCTGTACCCCAAAGCTTTCCCAAGTGCTTACTTTAGAGAAAGTAAGAACCTTTGGGTCTTTCCTAGTGGCTCAACGCTCCTTATGTCTTACGTCGATAAAGATCAAGACGTAACACGATACCAAGGACAAGCGTTCTCATGGATTGGCGTAGACGAACTGGGCCACTATCCAACCCCCTACGTTTGGGACTATCTTCGCTCTAGGCTCCGTACAACAGATCAATCCATTGAAACGTACATGAGAGCTTCAGCTAACCCCGGCGGTGTTGGTGGTTGGTGGATTAAGAAGATGTTCATTGATCGTAATGAACCAAACAGACCATTTCCTGCCGCAGACATAGATTCAGGTGAACCTCTTCTTTACCCACCTAATCACAAAAAAGCTGGTGAACCACTGTTTTACCGGAAGTTTATTCCGGCTAGGCTGACTGACAACCCATACCTTATGGCTTCTGGTGAATATGAAGCGATGCTCCTTTCGCTCCCAGAGGTAGAACGACGCAGATTACTTGATGGAGATTGGGATGTTGCAGAAGGCGCGGCGTTTTCGGAATTTAATAGATACCATCATATATGCGACCCCTTTGAGATACCTAGTGGCTGGCCCCGTTTTCGTGCTGCTGACTATGGCTTTAGTAGCCCCTCTTGTGTTCTTTGGGGCGCTGTGGATCACGATGGAAACATATGGATTTATCGAGAGGTGTACGAAAAGCGTCTTACGGCTGATGATTTGGCCGATACGATATATGAGGCGGAAGCTTTTGACCCGCCAATGTACGCCTCAATCCTCGACAAATCTTGCTGGAACAGAATAGCAGGAGCGCCGTCAGTAGCCCAGACAATGATTGAACGGGGTGTAAGGTGGTTACCTTCCAACTCAGACAGAATTGCAGGAAAGCTTCAGATACATAAGCGGTTGCAATTAAACCGCGAAACAGAAGAAGCTAAACTACGTATCTTTTCAAACTGTACTAATTTAATCCGTACCCTTCCAGCTTTACCACTGTCTCGCACAAACAGCGAAGATGTGGACACTAAAGCAGAAGATCACGCATACGACGCATTAAGGTATATGTGCATGGCACAACAGATCAACAATGTTAACTACAATTCGTGGGCACATAGGATTCGTGATACGGCTCCGACTCCCCGCGATGTTGTGTTTGGGTACTAAGTATGGCTAAAAAACTACAAAAAGGTCTTACTATTGATCTTAGCAATCCAGAAGACCCCTTCCGGCTTATTCTTGAAGGCATTGTCAATGCTTATGCCACTGATTTTGAAAACGTAGATGATCCACAGCTAAAGCCAATTAGAAAAATTGCACCGGGAATCATTGATAAGTTTGGAAGACTAGAAAATGTCCCACTTGCTTACGGAAATGAAAGCAATAAATCACTAACACAAAATTCTGCTGTACGAGTGTTTGAACAACTTGGCCTTATAAAAAACAACCCAGTAAAAGCTGGTAAAAGAACTATTGATAGCTACGACTTTACTGAGTTGATGGATGACGTTATCAATCAAGTTAAGACCGGCCAGCTTCCAAGTGAAGCGTTGCAGTCGGCTATTCCTGATTTGCGACCTACTCCTGTAAAAGCTCCAGCAGGAAAAAGAAAAGTAGGTCAAGCAAGTGCAGAGGTCATCGACAATCCTTTGGCTGAAGAAGCACAGAAGTTTCTTGAAAGCAAAGGAAAACTACCACCACCGCCTCAACCAGCGCCAGAAACAATGACCGTTCGTGAGGCTAAAGAGATTATTCTTAATCATCCTAAAAAACAAGCAGAGCTAGAAAAAAATCGTTCTGACGCAGAAAAAAGAGCAACCACCAGACTTGCAAAAACTCCACTAGATAAAGTTGAGGGGGTTGCGGGTAGACTTAGTAAGGCTGACCCTAGTGCAATGGAAAAAATAGGGCGGTTTTTAGGTAAGAATATTGTAAAAGGCGGCGCACCTATTTTACTTGGTGGGCTAGTAGGACTTACAGCAAAAGGAGCAGAAGCTCTTGAGTATGTTATGCAACCTACACCAACAGGTCGTGATCCAGAAAGTATGTCAACACAGCAAATGAAAGCTTTGTTGTCGTCAGTTGAAGGAGGTGGTCTAACGGATGAACAGCGTCTAGCTACAGCAGAAATGCCGCCTGAAGCTAGGCAGTCTGAGTATTTAACAGAACAATTGGCTGAAAGAGCAAGGCCAATGGAGCAAGGCGCTGCTATGCAAGAAGACATACAGCGTAGCACTAGGTTTCAAGACGAAATGAAACGCTTAATGGAACGACAACAACAAAAACAAGGAACAGCACAATGAAACAGCTACTGAAATCAACGGCAACCTTCACGGTCCCAATGGGTCCAGTGCAGGGCTACATGAATGAAACTCCTGATGGCCCAGCCAAGCGTGAAAAGCTTGATCCGTTTAAGTCTGCTGATTATGGCGACGGCATTACAGCAGCCCCTTCCGTATCAGCAAAAACTGTTGACCCTGCTATCTTTAAAATGGCGGATGAGCGGGACTACTAAGTCTCTGTAATTTAATATGGGATTTCTCGATATAGACGACGACGGCAGTTCTGAAACAGACCTAGCCATTGATGTACGTATGGGTGACGGCCCCGATTCTAGTTCCTTTAGTGGACTTGTGGGGCACATTCGTGCCAAATTTCAAAGGGCAGAAGATGGTCGCTACTCTGATGAACAGAGATGGCTAAAGGCGTATAAGAACTATCGAGGGCTGTCTGACAGTCAGAATCCAGAACAACTCAGAGAATCAGAACGATCTCGTGTTTTCATTAAGATTACTAAGGTAAAGGTTCTTGCTGCGGCGGGTCAAATTGGTGACATCTTGTTTGCCAATAAAAAGTTTCCCATTGTAGTTGAGTCCACGCCTAGTCCAGAAGGCATTCCTGAGTTTGCCCATTTAAAATCTCCTCAAGAAACTCAACAGGAAAGTCCGGTTGGTTTTCCTGATGATGGTAAAGAACTACTTCCCGGTGCCACAGAAGCAACATCATTGTTTGCCGAAAACCCAGTAACACGCAATCTGGGAGATGCATACAACAGTGAAAACCTTGTCCCCGGTCCCGGCAAGATGGGCCAACCACAAATTAAACCGGCTGCTCTTGCTGCTGCAAACATGGAAAAAACAATCCATGACCAGCTTTTAGATACTTCAGCAGTTAAAAAGCTACGCAAGTCTATCTTTGAATCTTGCTTACTTGGCACAGGCATTATTAAAGGTCCGTTCACTTACGATAAGACTATTCCACGGTGGCGGCGCAATGAAGAAGGGGAAAGAGAATACGCCCCCATTCACAAATCTAAGCCTAACATTGACCATATTTCATGCTGGAATTTCTACCCTGATCCTAATGCTTCCAGCGTAGACGAAGCAGAGTATGTCATTGAGCGTCATAAGCTTAATCGTCAACAACTACGAAAGTTAAAAGATGAACCTTACTTTAATAACGAAGCCATTGAAGAGCTTTTGGAAAATGGCCCCAACTATGATGAAAAGTATTTTGAAAGTCAGCTACAGTCTGACCAAAATGATCCTATCTATTCTGAGTCGCGGTTTGAAGTACTTGAGTACTGGGGTACTTTGGACGCTGCAATGGCTAATGAAGCGGGTCTTGAAATCTTCAGTGGGATGGATAGCCTCTCGTCTTATCAAGTAAACGCATGGGTTTCTGGCAATAAAGTACTACGCCTAGTTATCAACCCATTTACACCAGAGCGCATTCCTTATCAAGTATTTCCTTACGAGGTAAACCCGTACCAGATGTTTGGTGTAGGCATTGCCGAAAACATGGAAGACGCGCAGCTTCTAATGAACGGCCACATCCGCATGGCAATCGACAACCTTGCCCTTGCTGGTAATGTGGTGTTTGACATTGACGAAGCTATGCTGGTCCCCGGCCAGAACTACGACATCTATCCCGGCAAAGTGTTCCGCCGCCAGTCAGGCGTTAGCGGCACAGCCATTAACTCCATTAACTTCCCTAACACTGCACCCGCCAATGCTCAAATGTATGACAAGGCACGGCAGCTTGCAGATGAAGAGACTGGCATTCCTAGTATTGCACACGGTCAAACAGGCGTAAGCGGCACAGGGCGCACTGCTTCTGGGCTGTCCATGCTTATGAGTTCCTCTACGCTGGCTATTAAGTCGGTTGTTAAGAACATTGATGACTATCTGTTGAAGCCAATGGGGGAGTCATACTTCCAGTGGAATATGCAGTTTAACGAAGAACAGCCCGAAATTGAGGGCGATCTTGAGATTAAGCCTAGAGGTACTTCTGCTGTTATGCAGAAAGAGGTTCGTACACAGCGTCTTGTTACGCTGCTCCAGACAGTTGCCAACCCAATGCTGGCACCGTTTGTTAAGATTCCAAATCTTATTCGGGAACTTGCTATTTCGCAAGACATCGACCCGGATGAGCTAGTAAATGACGTTAACGAAGCAGCTATTTTTGCAGATGTATTGAGAGGTCTGAATGAGCAACAGCAACCAGCAGAAAACAGCGTTCCACAAACTGGGGCCGCTCCTAAACAACCCGGCGGCATGGGTGGCGTTGGAGGAGTACCTGTTGGAGCAAACCCAGCAGATGTCTCGGGCGTTGGTGGCGGAAACATCGGAGTTGGAAATGCGCCGCTTGCAGGGGAAGCTGGCTTTACTGGAAACCTTGCTGAAGCTGCGGAATAACTACGAGAGCATGAAAAGGAACAAGTAATGTCGTTTTTGGATGACCAAGCAACAGGCCAAATTGGGATTGGTGAAAAAGCCAGTCTTAGTACGCTAACTCGGCGTAAACGCAAGCGTAAGAGAGGCCAAGCACCAACGGGCGCAGAAACCTATTCTTTGTTGCCGCAAAACGAATTTTCTAATCTTGTTAGCTCCCCAACAGATATTACTCAAGTTGGTATCGGGAAAAAACTGCAAGCGCAGGGTACTGCTGCTGGTGATGTCCCGAATGTCTTTGACGAGTACGTTAGTGCTGCGCCAGAGGGCACAACGCTAGAAGCTATTTATTATCAGCCGCCGCCAGATGACGACGATCCCGGTGACGATGATGACTTGCCAAGTGTAGAGGATGACCCATACGTTCCAGACCCTGACACTAATATTTATGACATGGCAACTCAAACAGGAAGAGACTTTGCGGCTCAAGAAGACGCAGCCGCAGCCGCTGTACCATACGCAGCAGGATTAACTACGACGCAAACCTTACAAAACGCCCTTTTTAAAGCGTCTGGTGGAAGATTTGGAGAATCAGTAGAGGAATCCAGAGAAAAAAATATGAACGCTGCTATGGCAAACGAAAGCGGAAAAACAGGTATTGTTAGCCTAACTGCTTCTCCATTTATTAGTTTTAACGAGGGAGAAGCTATGGGTGCGGAAACCCCCGGAACTGGTGGTGTGGGGATGTATGGTGGAGGTAGTAGTGGTAGTGCGACACAAGTCGGCGCTGCTTCTTACGACAATATGCCAGCTATTGCTGCTCCAGCGGGTACAGTTAATCCGGCAAGTGAAGTAGGCAATCCAAGTGGTATTTCTGGTATTGGCGATTCTGGTGACAGTGGCGATTTTGGCGGTGGTGGCACTGGTTTTGGAACTGGGGGTGTAGGAGCAGCCGCAGCCGCTGGGTCTTTTGCTTCCGGCGGCACCGTAAAAGTTAAAAAATCCTTCATGTCGATGAAAGGCAAGTAGATGCTACCAGATTATCTAAATAGCTTCGACCCTCTTAAACAACGCTTGACTGGAAAAGACAGTTCAGCCGACCAGCAAAAAGTTAGAACTGCCCTGAAGCAAATTCTTGGTGGCAAAGCTGGTGGCCCTGAGTTTGGTATGGTTAGTGGTAGTGCAGAGGAAAAAGCTCTTGGCATGGTAGGTGGCAACACAGGTCGATTTGCTGGCAATTACGTTATTAAAAATTACGACAAGCTTGACCCGATGGTTAGGGAGCTTGTTGGCACTAAAGGTAATCCACTACAAGCATCAATGTACGGCGATGATACTGATGGTAGTGTTGAAAAAGGGGAGGAAGTACGAAGAAGTCTTCCTCGTTCTGTACAAAGCGCCATTTCTAGGCAAGCTAAAAAAGAAATGCGAATTAAAAAAAGCAAGAGCGAAAGACCTAGCTTTATGGCACGTACAAACCCCGACATGGAAAATGTTGGCTTACAAGAAGGTGGCATGGTGCCGGTTGATGGTGAGGGCAATGTACCACCCGAGGCAGTTGCTGGCGATGTTGTTAACGGCGCACCAATGGGCATGGTAGATGTACCCAATGGCGGCGGACCAGTTGATGACGGTGTTCCCACGGAGTTGCCCGAAGGTACTGTTGTCATTAACGCAGCAGCTATCCGCCTTCATGGCACAGAAACCATTGACAAGCTAATTAATGATGCTGTTAACGAACTTCTCTCAGAGGGCGTCCAGATTAGCATGGAAGACCCTAATCCAGAGGATGATGTGCCAGTGGCTATCTCCAATGGCGAGTATGTTATCCCACCAGAGGTTGCGGAGAAGATTGGCTACAAGAAGCTTGAGGACATGAACGAGCGTGGCCGTGCCTACCTTCAGAAGCAACAGGTGCAAGAAAAGCAACAGGCAGCAGCACAGCAGCAGCCCTCACAGCCCTCTCAGCAGCCTCCTGAGTCCTTTATGGGGGAATCCATGCCACAAGAGCAAGCAGGGCCACCACAGGCTCCTGTGCAGTCTGAGCAGCAAGCTATGGCTATGATGGGGATGATGGATGGCGGTCGAGTGCCGTATGCAAGTGGTAATGTAATTAGTCGAGCTAAAGATAAATTTACAGGTTGGTTTGCAGAAACATTTCTTGGTGGTTCTTTTGAACCAACGGCAGATGCTTTTCCTAAAGGATTAACTGGAGAAAAAAGAGAGCAAAATCCTGTTTTTGTTCCAGACCCTTCTAAAAATGCAACAAACCAAGTTTTAGAATTTCCCCGCGACTACCAAAGAGTTTTACCGCAACAATCAAAGCCAAATACAAATCATGGAGCTTTTTTTGAAACTGCCGTTAATCCTATGTACGACAGCACACTTTCAGAACTAGGGCCAACTACTCAGTTTAGACCTAACGTACAGCGCAGAGCAGAAGGCGGTTTTATAGGAGAGTACAATTATGCACAGCCGCAGCAAGCGACTATGGGTACTCCCTTTCCTAACGCTGTTGATTCTAGCCCACAGCAATCCCAGTCTTTCTTGCGACCAAACGACGCAAAAAAAAATTCTAGGGTTGGGTTAGCAGATGGCACTACACCACATGATGGTTCCTTAGAAATATTACCTCTTTTAGATAATCCCCGCAAAAAAGATAAAGAACGCGCTGATGGAATAAAATATGCTTTTGCACCTAAAGGTGTGGCTATGGAAGACCCTACAGGTGGAGTACCATCCAATACTTTTGTAGACGTTCAACCTTCAGAGGGTGGCTTTGAACAGGCAGACAACCAAGTAAAAGAAGAATTAGGCAACGATCCTATTTTTGCATATGAAATAGCTGGCGGCAGCTTAAAAGACTTACAAAAAATTCTGTCTGGAGAGCTATCTACAAACATAAGTAAAAGAGCTTTTGATGGGTTTTATTTAAAACGCTACATGGATAACGCTAGTACTCCCAACCCAACTATTGGGGGAATAAATTTAAATGCTTTAGAAAAAGACGAAAAAGAATTAAAAAACAAAGAAAAAATATCCCTAGCTGAATACCTACCTTATCATAGAAAACGTCTAGAAAAAGCAAACGCTTGGGTAGATGCAAAAATTAAAGAAAATTCTGATAATAGAGTTCACGAAGAAAATTACGAAAAAGCAAGAGGTATACTTGTTGATATGCACTTTAATCTTGGTGCTGGTGGCCTTAACAAATTTAAAAAAATGATTAGGGCAATTAGTGAAGGAGATTGGTCTAGGGCAGAAATTGAAATAGGAAAAAAAGCGGGGGGAACAGGTAACAACGAGTACTTGCAAGTACATAGGAGAGTAAAAGGAAAAGACGTACCACAATTTAATTCTGATGGCAGTCCAAAACTTATTCAAAGGGCGGTACGCAACAAAGAAAGACTTGCTAAACTTGAAAGAGAAAGAATTGCTTCAATTCCAAAACCTCGCGCAAATCCGCGCAGAGAAAAAGTTGAAATTCCAAAACCTCGCGCAAATCCGCGCAGAAAAAATAAAGCTACCGGCGGATTTATAAACCCCTAAACATAATTCCGACAGCCACCTAGAACGTAATGTTCTGGCCCTGTCATTTTAAGACCAACCGTGGCTACCCATAGAGATATGGCCCCGCATGGAGGTGACTATGATTGATACCCCTAACTCAAACGAGGAACTAAACGAACCTACCCCATACCAAAATAACTATCGGACTCGTCTTGACGAACCTGAAGAACCTACGGACACCGAGGCATCGGCCACGCCGGAAGGTAAAGCAAAAGTAGGCAAGACCGACAACGATAACCACAATTTTAAAAAACGATACGATGATCTCAAGAAACACTACGATCAGAAGTTATCGGATTGGCGACAAGAAAAAGAAGACTTGCTTGTTTCTAGTAAACAAACAAAAAAAGAAAACATCAAGTTGCCAAAAAGTCAGGAAGACCTTGCAAAGTTTAAAGAGGAATACCCTGACATCTTTGGAATTGTGGAGACTGTTGCACACATGCAAGCAGATTCCCGTGTAAGCGACATTGAGGAACATCTTGAACTCCTTCGTGATCGTGAGCGTGATCTGGAACGTGGGAATGCCCAGAAAGAACTTCTATCCATTCACCCTGATTTTGTTGAAATTAAAGACAATCAGGACTTTATTGATTGGTTAGAAGAACAGCCTGAAAGCATTTCAAACGGCGTGACACAAAACGCAACAGACGTTAAATGGGCCGCTCGTACCTTAGACCTCTATAAAGCGGACAAGGGTATTTCAAAAACCAAATCTAAACGGTCAAACAATAACTCTGCGGCAAAACAAGTACGGACTTCTACTACTACCCGTGAAATTGCAGACCCGCAGGGAGATAAAAAGATTTGGACTTCTGATGAAATCTCTCGGCTACGCCCAGATCAATTCAATAAATTAGAAAAAGAATTGGAACAGGCTAATCGAGAAGGAAGAATTAGACCTTAACCAAAAATTTTAACGGAGACTATTATGGCTTATGCAGTTTCGGCTGGTTACGAAAACCTACCTAACGGTAATTTCGTCCCAGCTATCTACAGCCAAAAGGTTCTTAAATACTTCCGTCGTGCATCGGTTGCAGAAGCAATCACTAACACCGACTACGCGGGAGAAATTGAGAATTTTGGCGACACTGTGAAGATTATTAAGGAGCCGACGATTTCGGTTTCTTCGTACACTCGCGGTGCTACAGTTAACCCCCAAGACCTTACGGACGCTGAGATTACTCTC